CTGGCTCGCCTGGGTCACCGCTGAGTGAACGGCATCTGCGGCAACTGTGGACGCAGCGGCCAGAGCTGCGTCATCGTCCACACCCTGGCGCGCGACCAGCACACGTTCGTCTGCGGCCGCTGCGAGGTCCTACTCACGCTCGAGGGATTCTGGACCACCTGCGACTGCCACCTGGATGAGCGACGAGCTCGCTACCACTCGTCGACCCATGACTGAGCCGGCGGTCTGGCTCGCCGGCGCGCTGCTGGCGGTAACGTTGGCGATGATGCTCTGGGACCGTCTGGATGGCTAACCCTGAAGCGCTCTACCACTTCACCTGCCGCCACTCGAAGTCGGACATCGGCACCTCCAACTGCTTGCTGCGACCGATGATTCGACACCCGCTGATGGGCTGCAAGGTGTTGTGGCTGACCACCGAAGCCACCCCTGACCGCGAGTCCACCGGGCTGACAATGAACCTCCAGCGCTGTGACCGCATGGAGTTTCGGTACGTGGTGACCGATGACGTGGAGCGCTGCCATCCTTGGTTAGATTCGCAAGCGCGGGCCATCGCCAACCCACAGGTCGTATCGGACATGGAGGAATTCGGGGACCCCGAACACTGGTGGATTACTACCTGGCCGGTCCGGGCGAGGTTCGACCGCGCGTGGCACCCAGTGTTGGCGTCTTGATAGAGGTAATTGTTGTTATGGATACCAAGATGAACAAACTAGCAGCGTGGGCATGTCTCGTGTGCGGCAAGCTTCACCCCGCCTCCGACCCGCATGTCGCCATGAAGTGCCTGTGCGATGCCGAAGGCTGGGGCCACCCGGACGACCATGAGATGTGCCAGATATGCCGGCTCGACATGCTCGCAGATATGGGCGTCTGCCGCGAGTGCGACCGTCCTTGCAATTCTGTCGCTGGTTCTGTCGAAGAATGGAATTGCTGCTGCACCGATGAGTGTCAGGCCCATCACCGCAACTGCGGGCAGGGCGGCTACATCTGCCAATGGTGCCGCGATGGCAACCCTGAGTGCCCGCATGCCAGCGAGAGCGGAACGGGTGACGGGGCTTTCTGGAAGTGTGATGGTTGCGGCCGCCTGCGGCCGCGCTCGGACCGCCGTACGTTGGCGGAAGTGATCACCACATACGAGGCCGAAACCGGCAAGCTGCTGGGCTTTTGGTAACGCTAAAGATGGATAAAGCTACCAAAGAGTGGCATCTAGGCCACGTGCCAGGAACGGTCATCGTGGACAAGGATGAACTGGACGCCCTACGCGCCGAGGTCACGCGGTGGAACATCGCGACTACTTCTGAGCGCGAACGTGGCGATAGGGCAGTTGCACGAGCCGTCAAAGCTGAGGCCGAGGTCGAGCGGCTACAGGCGAAAGTGGCGGAGCTTACCCAGATCCTCGATTCACACCGCGCGTTTCCGTCCGATGGCGGCTTGCCCCGTTGGTCTTGCCAGACATAAGTGCCGATATGACTACCAAGCCGAACGATGAAGACGAGTCGGAAGACCTTGGACCCTGCGTCTGCCCGCACGGTGACGACTTCCCTCCGGGATCGTGGAAGGAGGATTGCGAAGGGCATCACTGCGCGAAGTGTGAGCGAGCATACCAAGACTTCCTCAGCGGTCCCGGCGACTGGTGACAGGGTTTGGTAGATCTAACTGCCCGTAGATCTGGTAAGTGGCTCGACTGAGTGTTCAGAGCTTGCAATACCCTGAACACTCAGCCTTCGCTTTGCGACCCCGCTGAGTCGCTCTGGGCACGAATTCCAGAAGGGGGTTATTGGAGGTGTTCCAGAACCCGTGCCCATGTCTAGCGGGTAAGCAGTTCCTGGATGTTGGCGCCCTGATTCACGTTGATCAACAACAGCCCAAGGATGGCCAGCCAGATCAGAACGATCTGAACCCGTAGTCCCTGAGGCACCTCGCTCTTGCCCCGCGTCGCCAGGACCACAACCGCCTGCGAGAGCACCCCGCCGATGAAGCCGGCCAGCAGGGGCGTCGAGGCCCCGACCATCCAGTTGATGAGCGAGATGAAGAAGTGGTCCACATCAGCAATCTATAGGAGCCGTGCCAGAGCCACGCCTCCGATGAGCAGCGCCTCCAGCACGTCGAGTCGTCCTATGACCGCCAGGACCACGCAGAGCAAAAGCACGATTACAGCGATGATCCAGCCGATGGTTATGACTGGTGCAGCGATTTGCATGTCAGATTCCCCCTTCTAGCTCAAGCTCCAGAGACAGCTCCACGCGCCCAGGTTGTCCCAGTCCGATCGCGTGATCTCGTTCCAGATCCCGCGGTAGCCCGGCGCGCTGTTCGCGATGTACAGCCTGCCGTTCGCGGCGCCGCGGAACGCCACCCAGTGGTAGTAGCTTTGCCCGGAGCCGAGCCCGACCACGTGACTGTAGATCCCGTACGCCTGGTCGAAGCTGAGCCACCCCTGCTGCATCTCGAGTCCCGCGTGCTCCGCGAGCACCCGTTGGAGTTGAGCACCACTGCCGTCATGCAGTCCCAGTGCCGGGCTGATGTTCGACGGGTAGCCGATGGCATATACCACCTGCTCGCGGTTGCTATAGACGTCGCTGCCACGGCCGGCGCCCACGCTCCGCTCGGTCCACTCGGTCGCTGCCGCTGAGCACGTCCAGTCGTAGAGCTGAGCCGGCTGTTCCGCCCACGGGTCCCAGGCCACCCCATCAGCCGGGACCTCTCCCTCAAAAGGGACGCGGTTCGTTCGATTATCCGCCTCTATCCAGAAGTAGGTGGCATCCCGGCCGAAGGTCTGGCTGATCTTGTTGCCCTCCCGCAAGACGATGAAGACCTCATCTGACCTCGGCTCATCACCCGCATCGGCCATCGCCTGCTGCACGCCAGGACCTACTGAGAAGTCAGCCACCACCGTACCTCCGCTCTGAAGAACGCGATCTCGACCGTGAACCAGTCGTAGGCGCCAGTCACTTGTGTGCCGCGGCTTCCAGTACTGACAGCGCCGCGTCGTCCAAGATCCAGCGCTCTTCGCCATCCGTCGCCACCACTCGCGCCTTGACCTGGGCCGCGGCTTCCTGAGCGGTCAGCGGCGTGCTCCGTCCTAGCCCTGGCTCCATTGCTTTCAGGACGTGCATGCTCTGGCCCATTAGCGCGTCGGCACCACCACCGGGAGGCCAGTAGGACACCGAGCCGCAGCCAGGCTCAGGACAGGGGACAAGCAGGACGTCCTGATTGGGGGTGCCGTCCATGTTGGTGCCGTAGCTGACGGTGGCGGGATCGAGGGTGCCACCGTGACCGCCACCGGGGGCATCATCGTGAATAAAAGACCAGGCCGCGGAATCGTCGAACGAAATAGGTCGGACGCTCATTACGCATTGGCCTCGCTGGTCAGATAGATAGTCGTACCGCTGGAATTGAATTGCACATGGCCAATAGCGGTGGATAACGCATAGAACTGCATGCCATCCTGCGACGGTGAGCCGATGCTAGGTTGAGCGCAATTCACGATTGGCCAGGTCCCGACCTTCGTCACAGTCGGAACGACCGCCTTTGACACTTGCCAACGATTCGGAGCACCAATCGCTTCACCCGCCGCTCCGGCCCATCCAGCGTGAAGGTAACTGCTGCCGACACCTACAACTTCGTAGTACCTGAGGCATCGCGCGAGGTCGTCGGCCGGGTGCATCGGCGCGTAGTCCGCGTACTGAGAACCCACTACCAGCATGGCGTTGTCGAGATACGCGGTGCAACTGGCTGCGAAGTAGACCGCGACAATGACGTTTGTCGCATCGGATGGCACTGTGCCGCTGGCGGTCAGGGTTTCATAGGCACCGCCACCGCTATGGAAACTGGAGTACACGCTCAACGGAGCCGCGCCGTCAGTGACCAGACGGACTCGTACCGCGCTCGCCGTACTGGTCCGGACCCGCATGCTGTGACTGATCGTGCGGCCAACCAGGCCATTCCCATCAGCCGCCTTGAGCATCTGCTGCAGTGAGCTGAGACCACCACCACCGCTCAGCGCAAAGGTACAGGCAGCCGACGCCGTGCTTCCTACATCGCAATGGGTGGTGTCCTTGCTGATCGACAGGGTGTCTGCACCACCCAGGTTTGAAATCCACCGATCCACGCTGTACACGGCGTTCGCGGTAAACGGTCCAGTGCCTCGCTGCCAGACCTCGAACCCGCCGTTGGTCAGCAGGTTCGAGCGATCCGTGTCACTCGCGAGCTTGGCATTGGTGACCGCGGCATTGGCCAGGTCCACCGTCGCGATCGTGCCGTCGGCGATCTTGACGGACGTAACCGCGCCGTCAGCCAGAGCCGTTCCAGGAATGGAACCAGGCGGCACACCAGTGAACGCGACCGCGAGGCCCTTGCCAGACCCGTCATGGGTATGGGTGCTGAACGCCGCGGCGACGTTCTGGACGTCTTCCTTCTTGAAGATGTCCGTGGGCGCCGTCGCTCGCGAGAATGTCGGCGAGTTGTAGTTTGGATCAGTCTCGATACGTGCCATCAGCTACTCCCTTATATCCATTGCACGGCTTTGACTCTGAGAGAACCCCGCCACTGGCGACCAATCTCGTCGAAGCTCTGGGATACCGAATAGTCCGTAAACGAGAGCTCCTGGTCGGACTCGTCAGGCAACGTCACCTCGACCGCTCCCGGCGTGTCGACCGCTTTCTCGATCAGTTTCTGGATCTGCTTGCGCCCCATCCTGACCGGCACTCCGTCACGCCGCACCAGCCCATCGGCACAGAGGATGTCGCACTGGAACTCCATCACCCGCACCGGTCGAAGCGCGTGCCCCAGGCTGACGCCCGAGACCAGCGGGGTCGACATATGGTCGGTGTTGTGCAAGTGCACACGGAGCGCGACCAGCGTCGCCGCCGCGCTGATCGGGAACATTGCCCGCTCGTACACCGACGAGTCGAAGACATTCCCGAACGCGGTCCACGCCATCCCTGGAGTCGGGTCCAGTCGATAATCCAGGGTGACGTAGTTGCTCGGGTCAAGTTTGGACCCGGTGACGCTGAAGTGCCGAAGGCTCTTCTGGCTGGCGTGATAGCCACCGTGCCACAACGGCAGGTCTACCCACCCGTCGCCGACGAAGTACTTGTAGTCGACGCACCCCGCGGGGTTCGGCGTGCAGGGGTTCAGCATCCAGCCAATGCTGCCATCAGAGAACCCGATGTATGTCCTGGTGTGGCCGGCCACTGCGGAACCAACCTGCGAGACGAACAGGTGCTGAATCGCTCGCCCGACGAAGGGAATGCTGACGCTGCCGTGCCAGGCGTCGATGTGTACCGGCTCGCCTGTCCCCTGCGAGCCGAGCGCGGTCACCAGTGTCGACTGCCGCGGTCCACGGACGCCCATCCCCACCCACGCGCCGAACTTGCACAGGTAGCCGGTGTTGGTGTTCCGATCGAGCAGCGCGGAATACGCGAACATGGTCTCCACGCCCGCGAACGCCGTCACCTGACCTGAGATACCCGCGACGTTGCTGGACAGGTCGTCAGGCCCGACCGAGGTCCAAGACAGGTCCGAGTCGATCCTCCCCAGACTGTTGCCATAGGCCACGTACAACCCGTTCTCGAATGTGCCCCACGTTCTCCCATTGGTCCCCACATCGGCGTAGCGCAAAAATGGGAACACCTCGCGATCGTCGCCGGCGGCGTTCAGGGTGTACATTCCGTCAGTTTTTGCGACCACCAGCGTGCCGCCCGCGGTCACCAGTAGCGAGTTGATCTGCGATGACTTGTCGCCCGCGCGAAAAATCAGGCTGGTGTAGTTCGCCTCGTTGGTCGGGTCGGCGTTGGTGTCCAGTTTTCTCAGGCGGTTGGTGTCGTCCGCCCACCAGAACTCTTTGCCGATCACGGTGAAGGCAAGCGACGTGAACGTTGCCATTGCGGTGTACGCGCTGCCGTTCGACGTCCACTGAGCCACCGCTCCCGCCCCGAGCGCAAAGAACGCGCGCTGCACCCCGTCGAAGTTGGATGAGAAAACGCAGACGTCCAGGATCGGCGCGGAGAACGTCTTCACAATCGACCAGGTGTCGGCGCCGGTCGCCTTCTTCAGGACGTTGGCACCGTTCGCCGCGTACAGATCCGTCCCAAGCTCAAAGAAGCGGTTGATGCCGTGGACTGCGTCGACGCTCGCCGGCGTGGTGGTTCCGATCTCCGGACCCAGCAACCACGGCCAGACCGACAGGTCGACCGCGTTCGCGCTCATGTAGCGCTGGTCGTCCCATTTCTCCTGGATAGCCAGCCCGAGCCCGAGCGTGAGTTGCTGGAAGGGTTCCTCGCGATCGTTGGTCGGGTTGGCGCCGGCGTACGAGTAGTCGGGTGGTGCGACCGCTCCGATGTCCTGCGACTTGGTCGACACCAGCGCCGGCTGGCCAGCCTGCGGCGAGCCTATGAGAAAACCGACGCCACCGATCCGGACGTGAAACGGATAGGGACTTCGCTTGGCGTACAGGCTCATCCGGCCATCCTGACCGCTGGCCCGAACGTTCGCTGGCGGTACAGCTTCTTTTGCGGGATGTCCGCTACCAGGTGCTCGCGAACCAGGTCGTTGAACCAGGCCACCGCGGTCGCTTGATCCCTGACCAGTCGCTGATTGGCCGCCGGCTCGAGCAGGTGTCCGAACTGCCGCCAGCCGGCGACCAGCGCCGCGGCCGCTACCCAGTCGCGCGGCACCGGCGCCTCGTCGGTTTCCAGAGCGAGGCCGGATTGGTCCCCGAACGCGCCGCCGGCGCCGCGACAGTGATCGTACGCCCGCTTCAGACAGCGCAGGTAGATCAGGTCGCCATCGTTGAAGGTGCGACTGCCGGTGTTCAGGTAGAAGGACCCGCCGTCACGTTCGACCTGGCCCATGATCCGACGCTCGAAGGGGTCATCGAGGTTGCGATTGTCTGCCGCGGCGAGCATCCCGACCTGGAGGATGTCGCCCGAATCGATGAGCCACGGTGCTGCAATCGTCAGGTCGTGCCGCGAGGTCGAGATGGTCGGAATACAGGCCACCTCAACCACCAGCCAGCAATGTCGCAGCCCTTCATTGATGAGGCGGTGACTGGTCGGAACGTCGAACGGTCCAAGGATCTCGAAGCGCTCGCCAACCCCAGTGATGCCCGAGCCCTCGAGATCGGTGTACTCGAACTGCTCCATGTCGTGGTAGGTGAGCGCTTCGAGAAAACCGTAGGTGGTGCCGGTGGCGTCCGAGTAGGGAGCGACCGTCCAGGGGATGTCAGGGGTGATGGTGCCCGTCGACGGGTCGTACGCCATCACGTAGCGGTTCTGGTCAGTCTGATGGGTGGCGTTCGGACGGTAGAGCGGTCGGTCGATGAGCTGGTCCTGCTGCGGAATCCCGGACTGGATGGGATAGATGGTGCAGACCAGTTGTGTGAGGCTCGAGCCGCCCATCGCGCGCACCTCGTAGGCGTCCGGGCCGATGTACGGTCCAGCCTCCGTGGAGAACGACGATCTGTACTGCTGCAGCGTGGGCATGGCTCAAGACACTCCTTACGGTACTGGCACCAGTGAGGGTGCTCCAGAGTCGAATATCGTGACCAGTGTCGGCGCTCCAGTTGCGCCGGCGAGTACCAATTCAGGAGCCCCGAGCGCAGCGGAGTGCTCCAGAGGTGGCGCGAGCGCGCGCGGTACCACCACCACCACCGGCGCGTACACCTGAGCCGCGGTCGGGATGGTGCCAGGCTGGAGGTCGGGGAAGGTAAACCCGACGAACACCGGGGCGTAGACCTGCTCCGCGGTGGTGATGGTCCCTGGCTGGATGGTTTGCGGACTGACCAGTGCAACGGTCGGCGAGTAGACGAGCTCCGCGGTGGTGATCGCACCTGGCAGGACGCTCTGTGTGACCGTGGGTCCGTAGACCACTTCGGCACTTGCGATGGCTCCAGGAGTGACGGACTGGCCGGCGCCAACATTGACCGTAGGCGCGTACACCACCACCGCGGTCGCGATCGTTCCTGGCACCACACTGGTCGCGATGGTGGGCTGATACACCGATTCTGCAGTCGCAATCGTTCCTGGCAGGACCTGCAGCGTGACCGTGGGTGCGTACAGCACCAGGCCGGTCGCGATAGCGTTCGGCGTCAGCAATTGCGTTTGCAGGATGGACGGCTGGTATACCGACTCCGCGGTGCTGATGGCGCCGGCGGTGATGGTCTGTGGCGACGCTCCACCACCCGCAACCTTGAAGACAGCGACCGCGAGCGCCCAGGTGGTCCCGCCACCTGGTACGCCCGACGCCATCGAGCCGTTGACCGTACTGCCGGATGCGCCCGAATCCTTGTAGGCGCTCAGGTACGAGCCGGTCTGCCCGCCAGAAAGCCCGTCCAGCCAGGTCCAGCCCGACCCCTGCTGACCGCTGGACATCGAGACGCCCCAGCCATCATCGCCATAGATGAACAGTGCAAACTCGCTGGCGGAGCCCGTCGCACCTGTGGCACCTGATGCAGCGGTCCCGCCGGAGCCGCTGCCGGTCGATGCCTGCACGTCCACCGCACCGGCCCCGTTGACTGAGCCGAGCCCGGAGACTTCGACCGCCGCGACAATGCCGCCGTGCGCGGTGGAAGCGGAGAAGGTTGCGGTCGGATTGGTGCTCGCGCTCGAGGTGACCACCACCGAGTGGATCGCGACCTCACCGAGAAAACCGCCGTCGTCGATGCTTGCGCTCAGGTGTTTGGTGTAGCTGCCGTTGACCGAGTCAGAGACGGTCGCGAGTGGACGACCAGCCGACTGCTCCCATTGCTCGGTGACCACGATGATGCGATTGCCGACGACCGGGTTGGTACTGAACGCGCCGAGCGCGGAGCCGGTGTAGGGAGACGAGCCGCTGAAGCCAGTCCGCTTGCTCTGGACGACCGCCCATGCCATCTACTGAGCCGGTCCCCACTTGATTTGAAAGGTGTAGGGAAAGACGACCGATGCGTGACCGAGCTTGTCGACGCTCGCGGCCATGTGGATGCCGTACTGACTCGCGGGGAAGGTCGAGTACCCGGACTTGTCGGCCCTGGTCGCGGTGTACAGCACCGTCCCCGTAGAGTCGACCACGTTGGCGATCACCTGGCGAGCGCTCTGCGCGTTCTGGGTGATCAGGACCTGGGTGATGAGCAGCGAGACATCGTCATAGGAGTAGGCCACGCTGCTGCCCTGGCCATCGGTGCCGACCTCCCTGCTGACCAGCGCCATCAACTCACAATGTGAACAAACCGGAAACGTTGAATACGACGGTGATGTCCGCGCCGTTCGGCGTCACCGGCAGCCCGGTCCCCGTGTCCACCCATGCGATCAGCCGCTGCGCGGACGCCGCAACGTCGCCTCCACCAGTGACCGCGCTGCTCTGGAAATAGAGCAAGCTATGACCGCTGGCGTTCGCAGCCGGCGCGGTATAGGTGATGTCAGCAGCGTCCGCGGTGCCGCTGGTCCCCGTCTTGGACGCGAGCGCGGCGGACGTGGCGTGCAGCACGCCGCTCGCGCCGGTCACATCCGAGACGAACTTGTGCGCGGCGTTGAAGGTGTAGGCCCGTACCAACGCCACCTTCATTACCGCGGTATCCCAATCGATCTCTCCGAGCAGGAAGCCTTCACGGCCCGGATTGAAAAGTGCGTTTGCCATGAAGCCTTCTCCTTAGCCTGCGTACTTCAGGTCTTCAATAGAGTTCGGCACGTTGGCCGCCGTCGCCTCGAGCGCCGCTACGCGCGCGAGCAGGGTCTGCCAGTCGTCCGGCAGCGTGACCGTCACCACCGCGCCCGTGCTGAGCCGATAACTCACCCGTAGACGGCCGGTGTGTATCCAGAACCCATCGGTGATGTGGTCGCTGGGAACAACCGGCGCCTGGGTTGTCATCAGGCATTGACCACCCGAGCGCCAGGCCGCTTGATGACGATGCTCGCGTGGACTCCGCCCTGGGACTCGCGGTTGTCGCGGCGGTACACGGCGGCCTCGATCTGCTCGTAGACCCGGCGGTAGTCCTCCTCCCTGGTAAGACCCAGCTCGGTCATCGCCGCCACGCGCTCGAGTCCGAGCCACCATTCAGCGTCGACCACGTCGGGCGTATTGGCGTCACCGGTCAACGGCGTGCCGTCCAGGCACAGACCGTCACGCTCGACCTTGAGTTCCTTCACCATCCCGCCGACCAACGAGTGCAGCGCCGCGACCTCGTTCTGGTTCTGGAGAAAGCGGGTGTGACCTCCGAACGTGACCCGGAAGAATCCTGGGCCGAACGTACAGTCGGACCGATGCGCTGCGGCGACGCTCAGGTACTCGGTCCGGCCGTGCTCGTCGATCACGACGTGGTGAAGGTCCCGTCGGCTGAGTAGGTTGTGATGCCGTTCGCGACCGCGGCGATGCGGTAGTGGTAGAGCGTCCCTGTCGTCAATCCACTCAGCGCCTTGGTCTGTGCCCCGACGCCCGAGCCCTGCGTATTCTGCGACCCGTACGCCAGCGTGGTGCCGTAGTCGACCCAGTTCAGCGAACTGGGCGCGAGCGTGAAGTTCACCGTCGCGGTGGTCGCGGTGATGCCTGTCACCGAAATCGCCGTGATGGTCGGCGCCTGGGCAGTTGCCCCGGTTGGCGAGCCGTTGGGAAACACCGCGGTCGCCGCGGACGCATTCGCGGGCCAGCCTGCCGGCCCTGGTGGCGCCTGGCCCGTTTCGTTGCCGCGCCAGTCGACGGGCGTGTGGGTCCAGAGACCCATCGCGGCGCCGACCTGCGAGCCGATCCTGCCTCCGTCAAGTGGCATGGCTTACACCTTTTGCCTTGTGGGCGGCGGAGGAGCGGGGTTGGACTTCGCAGCCGGTGGCGACGTTTCGGCCTTGGCCTTCGGTGCCGCGCGAGTCGCGTTCTGCTCGTTCCACTCGACGAAGTTCTCGATGGTCTCCTCGCCGGTGATGGTGTACCCAATCCGCAGGTACATCTCCGCGTTGGTTGCCGGCGCGATGATGGTCTCGCCGTCGGTCTTGAGAAAGTGGAAGTAGAGCGTGCTCGGCGGAGTGACCGCCGGGCCGTTCTCGTGAATCAGGTTCGCCTGCGCGACAAAATCAACGGGTGTTTCGCTCATGTTCGACTCCTCCGTCTGGACTCGTCGATCGGATCTTTGCCAGTGCCCTCGATGGTGGTCGCCTTCGCACCTTCAGCACCGAGCTTTCTCTGCAAGTTTTCCAGAGACTCGTCCGTCTCTATACCGCGAAGTAGTGACGGCTCCGGTTCGTCGCGGTACTTCACGTCGACCACTCGGACCACGCCGCCATGCGAGCGGATGTCCTTGATGGTCGCCTCGAGTTGCTCGGTCGTTTGCGTGTCGATGGTCTCGGTATCGATCAACGTGCCCAGGGTCGGGTCCTTGGTATCCGCCTTGCGAATCGCGTTGATCAGCTTGGCTCGCTTGCGCTGCTCGGCGATGACCTCAGGTCGGACCAGCTTCTCCCACTCTTCCACTTCCGACATCGTTTCGCCGCGAGCCGCCACGTCAGTCAGCAGGTGAAAACCGAGGTCGGAGTAGAGGGCTCGGTTCTGCGGGTCCGACTGGAGCTGGACGATGTCCCCGTTTGGGGTTGCGAACCATCTCAAAGGATAGTTGTAATTCTGGCCACGCTTGAGCGGGATGTCAGTCCGCCCAAGCGTCTTTTCGACCATGCGGTCGATGAACGTTTCAGTTGCCATATTCGAGTGTAGACGCGGCTTACGCCGCGCCTTTGGCCCAGACGCCGAACGTCGGACGCATCATCTGGTGGCCGTAGATTTCTTCCACTGCCAACTTCCAGGTGAAGACGTCGATGTCGTAGAAGATGTGCGACTTGGGGCTCCGCTGGAGAATGAGCGCCAGCGCTTCCCGATGGAAGATGAAGCAGTTCGCCTGACCGCCGGCTGGCTTGACCAGGTTGGTGGTGATCCCCAGGTTCAGCCCGTACATGTCGCCGAGCATGCCACTCTTGGCTGGCATGGAGGTGTTGCCGATGTACAAGGCGTTCGACCAACGGTCGAGTGCCAGTTTGGCGACCTTCTCAGCCGGGCTCATGATGAAGAACCGTTCGGTCTGCGGCGCGTCGGCGTTGTCGAGGAGCTGCACCGCGGACAGCACGTTGGCGTCTGAGAGCGGAGTGCCGAGCGTGCCTACGGTCTGGGTGAAGCCAGCGACGTCGACCGCGAGCGCCGAGTCGATGTCTTTCGCCAGCGCGTAGCCGAGCTTCTGCTGGTACTCGTTCTGGACGTCGACGATCGCCTGCACCTTGACGATGTCCTCGATGCCGAGTGCGGCGTATGACCAGATGTTGAGCGTGATCGTGGTCGCGGTCTCGGCGACGGTTTCGTAGACGATCGCGGTGTTCTCGGCCTTGGCTCGAGCAGCAAGGTTGCCGATGCTGGCCACCTTGACCGTCTTGCCTACGCTGGCGTCGTTCTCGAACCCGCGGTTGACGCTCTTGGCGAGCAGCAGATTGGACTCCGTCGCGCGAAGGACCTGCTTACTCCAGATGTCAGGGGAGAAAATACCATCGGAAATTGTCTTATCAACAAATTCGAGTGCGCCCGTGGCCACTTCGGATACCCCCTACTATTGTCACTAGCGCTAGTTGCTAGTGCTGTCGAACGGGTATCCCTCGGGTGGACCGATGGCGTACCCCTGGCTTTGGCCTACCGTTCTCGTCGAACAGCGCCTCGTACTCTTTGAGCGACATAGCGGCGATCTGTTCGTCTGTCACTTCGCGGACGCGACCGGGGGTACCTGAGTCGCGCTCGGGGACAGGCTCGTCACCGTTGATCTCGTTCATCATCGACTTCCTCAGTGCGGACTCGCGCTTCTTGAGTTCGAGCTCGACCGTGGTATCGACGACTGACGAAAGGTATTCTGCCACTCCTTCGGCGTGGCTCTTGCCGGCGCCGAATGTTTTGCCCGAGACCTCCCGCTGAACGGCTGGGTCTCGGCTTTGCTGGAACAGCGTCACGCCGTCCATAAAGGGAACTGCGGCCTGGGCTGCTTGCTGCGACGCGAGTTGCTGTTGCAGCTCACGCTGAGTCATCTCGCCCAGGGTGTAGAGATCGTTGTTGGCGGCCGCATCCAGCTTGGCCTTTTCCTGAGCATCGCGCTCCTGCTTGGCCTGCAACGCCTTGACACGGCGCTCGGCGACATTGCCGACCAGCCCGGAGAAGACATCGTCCTTCTCGAGTTCGTCATACGGAACGTTCTTCAGGATTGACCGCAGCGCTTCGGTTGGGTCCTTGGCATCGCGGACCTGAGAGAACCAATCGGGTGTTGCAGGTGCTTCGGGAGACGAGGGCTCGGCGGCGTCAGAGTCCGCAATAGCCTCTGACGTCACCTCGCCTACGGCCTGGTCCGTTGGAGGGACGGAGGTTGCCGTATCTGTACCGCGGCTACGTGGTGGACGCGACCGCGGCGCTTCTGGCTGCTCAGCCGGCTCGTCGTCGACGAGATCAGGATGGACGGACTTCTCCCAGTCGCCAGGCATCTACTTCTTTCCCTTCGCGCGACGCTGGACCGAGAGCGCGATCGCGACTGCTTGACGCTGGGGCCGGCCATCCTTCATCTCGGTCCGTATGTTCTGGCTCACAGCCGCCTTGGACCCGGACTTCTTGAGCGGCATCAGCCCCTCCGGACCACCCCGACCGTCTGGGGTGCGGTGAATTGAGGGAGCGTGTTCTTGATTTGCTGCATCGCGTCGGTGGGGTCCACGCCGTACTTCTCCTGCATCGCCTGCAGGATGATGTTCTGAGTGCTCGGATTGGACCGTAGGAACGACTGCGAGTCGATCTTGTTCGGCGTCGGCGTCTGCGCCAGGAACGTGTCCGCGCTGGTCTGATTGGACTGAGGCGACCTGATGTCGTCGATCATCTGGGACAAATATCCGAGCCCGCCCTGACTGTTGCCGCCGGCGGTGCCGACACCCGCGACCGTCCCCGGAGCCTGGAATCCTGGGACCGGATTGCCAGCAAACATCTGCGCTGCCTGGCCGTAGAGTTGCTGCTGTCGGAACGGGTTGGCCTGCGCGGTTTGTGCAGCGTTGATCACGCCCATCTGCTGGCTGTACGCCTGCTGCTGCGCTGCGAGCGTGGGCGCGCCGTTGTACGTGCCTGTCAGCCCGGCCGCGGTCACGCCCTGACCAAACTGCTGTGCCTGCGCGGCTTGCGTCTGCTGGCCGTTGTAGACGCCCGTCAAGCCTGCCGCGGTCATCGCGTTCTGCAGTTGCTGCGATGCGATGTCGGCTTGCTGTTTCAGTGACGCCAGGGTCGCTTGACCTTGATAGGTGCCCGTCAGCGAGGCATCGTTCTGCGCGCCCAGCAACTTCTGCGCGGCGATGTCCGCTTGCTGCTTGAGTGCAGCCAGCGTCGGCGCGCCTTGGTAGGTCCCGGTAACACCCGCCTGGCTGATCAGGTAGCCCTGATTGAACTGACGGACCGCTTCGGTGAATTTCGCCTGGTCGAGCCCGTAGGTCTGGTTGAACTCGCGGACCGTCTCGTCGAATGCCTGCTTGTTGCCCGACGCGATGGCAGCGAGCAGCTTGTCGATCTGCCCGCCGAGATCACCGCCAGCATTGGCTGCCGGTGCTGGCGTTGGAGTGGGAGTTCCGCCGCTGCTGCTGCTCGTGCTGCTGCTCGTGCTGCTGCTGGTGCTCTTTGGTGTGACGCTCTGGCCGGTCGCTACTGCGTAGTCGTGAACCACCGCGGCCGGGTCAGTATTGCCAGTCCACCCAGGCGTGTTCTGCAACTGCTGCGTCATCGACGCTACGGTCTGCTGACCGTTCTTGGTGTCGTAGGTGTCAGCCATCAGGTGTGGATCACAATCGTCGGTCCAGTCTGCGGTGCGGCGAACCCTGCACCGACCGCGCCCACTCCGCTCGAGGCGTACGGGTTGGAGCCTACGGTCACTGGAGCAGGGAACCCGTTCGGAGCGTTACCCCAGGGATTGCCGGCTCCACTCCCGTACCCGGCGGTCACCGCGCCGGCACCGGTCGAGGCATACGCGAGGTTCGGTGCCGCTGTCTGCGGTGCTGTAACGCCGTTGTTCTGCTGGCTCTGATTCGCTGCTGCCGTTGCCGCGACTGCGGGATGCGGTTGACCGGTGACCTGGTGGTACTTATCCAGCATGGTCGTCAGCGCGCCCACGGCGGTCTGCATCGCCGGGTCTGCCATGTTCGACTTCGGGTCGGCCATCTGCACCAGCCGCGCGGCAGAGTCGAGCGTGTCCTGTCCGCCCATCAGTTGCGACGTCCAGCCGCTGATACCGTTCACGATTCCGGCACCGAGCCCCGCCGGCGCGGACATCAGCCCGCCGCCGAAGTTGCCTGAACGCTGGCCCTGACCCGCGATCCCAAGAATCTGGCCGAGCATGCCTTGCGCTGTGCTCGCGCGCTGCTGGAGCATCCCCGCTCCGGTCTGCGCGTTGCCGCGAACGTTCGAGAGGATGTCGCCAGCAGCGGAGATTTGATTCTGCTGCTGCGCGGTGTCCGCGTTCTGCTGCGCCGCCTCGGCGCTTATGCGCTGGGTCTGCGCGTTCATGGTGTTGATCGCGCCGGTGATCAGGTCCTGGGCGTCCTTCTCGGACATCGACCCCTGTGCGACCTTGAGACCCAACTGCTGGGCGAGCTGCGACGTCGCTTCGCTTGCCGTGATCCGGTTCCCGTTTGGCTGTGACTCCAGCTTCCCCGTCGCTGGATTCATGGTCATGATGAGCGGCGCGACGGTGTCCGCGGTGAGCACCGTCGGCTCGGCAGCCTTCGCCGCGGTCGCCAGGTTCGCCGCGGTCTGAGCCTGGTTCAGACCGATCTCAGAAGGGGTCGTGGCCTCAACTTTGGTGGCGGTCGCTTCCTGGACCCTGCGCTGCGCATCCGTGAGCGCGATCTCGCCCGGTGCTTTCCGTTCGTTGATCGCGGCGTCGGCCGCTACCTTGACGGCGTTCGCGTCCTGAGCCGCGGCCTGAGCACTAGCCAGCGCTGTGTTGGCCTCGGTTTGCTGCTGCAGCAGTCCCTTGTTGGTCGGATCTTTAGCAAGTTCGTTCTCGATCCGAGTCTTCTCGGCGTTAGCTTTAGCGAGTTCAGCCGCTGCCCGCGACTGTTCAGCGTCCGCCTTGCTCTTGTCGTTGATGAGATCCTGCGACGCCTGGGGAGAGCCCTTCTGAACATCGGTGATCGGCCCGCCGGACGACCAAGACAGATCTTTCAGATTGCCGCTGAACAGATTCGGGTTTGGCTTCCTTCCCGTAGCACTCTTGGGGTCTGGGTCGGGGACGGTGTCGTTGACGCCGGTCTGTGGCACGACCAGCCCACCCTTGATCGGGTCGGCTTTCAGCGGCAAGGCGCGCTGGTGCTCGCCGTCAGTGACAACGATGTAGTACCGACCGGTGCCGCGGTTGACCGTGGTCGCCGGGGTCCCGGTCGCCGAGTCCGCGGGGACGCTGACTGGAGCGGTTTCCTCAATAGGGACGGGATTCCCAAAGGGCTTCCAGGTCGTCCCGTCTGTCTGGCCCGCGTTCAGTTGGTCGATGAGCTGCTGAACAGTTGCCATCAGCGAGACCCTGCCAATGCGCGTTGGGTGTTTACCAGGTCGCCGCTGGTCGGATTGAAGAACGAGAACTCATCGGGCGCCGCGGCCTGCTGATTCAACTGGCCGGCGGTCCGTTGGCCACCAATCACGCGCGAGCGCAGCTCAGCCGTGCCGAGCACCTTCGTCACCGCGGCCACGCGGCCCGCGTCGACACTGTTGATCATCGCCTTCAGCATGAGCGCCTTTCTGGGGTCCGGCGCGTTCTGGTATTCGGGCGCGTTCATTCGCTGAGCGATCTTGTCCAGCGCCGCGCCGGTGATCTCCGTCACCGCTCGCTGTTCGTCTGGGCTCAACGTAACTTTTGCTCCCCCGATCGTGACATCCTGAGGATACGCCTTGGGTGCAACTACATCCGTGAAGCCTGCTTTGTGGAGCCGGTCCGCTTCGATGGTGAGCGGCGACGCCACGTCCTGCTGCCCACCGACCAGCGTGCCGATACCCGAACGCGCTTTGTTCAGCACCTCGCCCGTGGTGGGATCGATTTTTGCTGGAAGTTGCTGCGCGAGTCCTGGCCAGTTTGCCATCGTCCCTTCCCACAAGGACGAGACTCCCTTGCGGTTGATGTCGCGCGCGACCGGGTCGGTCGCGTTCTCCACAAAGCGCGCGGCACCGGGAACGGTGATGCGATTGATCGCGTCCTGAGCCAGGCCGAGTCCGCCCGCGGTTGCTCCGCCCTGGCTGATGTTGGATACCAGCCTGATCAGGTTCTCGCCTGGAATGCCCTGCTGGAACGGCTTCAGCGAGGCGTTGAACGCAGCAGCGAACCGGGGCCCGTAGTAGTTGGTCAGCTTTTCGGCGTCCGATGTGCCTGGAGTGCTCGCCGGTACGTCATGCCCGCCCTTCTCGTAGCCATCGGCCCATGACGCCATTATCTGCATCGGCAGCGCGTACGCACCCCACTCGTTCATGCTCACCCAGTTGCCATTGAGCCGCACCGAGTTCGGATGCTCGGGGTCATCTGGACCGGTGATGTTGCCATCGGCGACGTTCTTCGCAATCGCGAGCTGCACCATGCTCTCCAACCCGGTTTCGCCGACCGCTCGCTGGGCCTCGCCCATATTGCCTGCACGAAGCGCCCGTATTGCGCGGACCGCACCGGTCGCCTGAGCGGCGACGGGCAACCGATTGAGTCCGATCTGGAGCATCTGCACCGGTACGCCGCTGAACGGGATAGCGAAATCCATCAGCGCGCCCCCGGCCTGGTCGCGGAGCCGCGGACTGGCGAGCAACCCTTCTTTGGCGTTGGAGTAGGTTCGGAAGATGTTGTCGAGCACGCCCGTCCCCTGCTCCGTGCTGGCAACACGGCCGAAGACGCTCTGCGCACCGGCGCGAGTCCCTTCGCGGTACAAGTCGGTCGCATGCCTTGCTAGATAGGTCTCGGCCTGGGGGTCGCTCGCCGACATGCCAGCTTCGCGCAACAGCCTGCTCGCCTCCGCGGCCATGCCCTGGTACTCGCCCAGCGTGCGGGTGAATGCGTCCGAAGCGGACAGCGCGCGGAACACCGACGACTTCACCGCACCACCAACGCCGGGACCGCCGATGGTGCCTCCTGGACGTTCCAGCGTGGCGAGTTGTCTGCCGCGCAGCGCTGAGACCGCGGCGCCGACAGCCTCTGGAAGCGCGCGACCCACTGAACTGACACCAGCCACCGCGTCGGCCCCACGACCGCCCAGCGTGAGCGCCACGGGCTGACGAGCGAGCTCGATGGTGTTGCCGATGACGTTGGCGATGTGCGTCGCCGGGTTGGACAGCATGGACTGCTTGGTGAGGTCGACCGCCTGAGCGATTGGCCCTCGAGTTGCGGGTAGCGACGGCCTGGTTGGAGCAAAGCGCGTCTCGCGCAGGCTCTGAAGATTCTCGAACACCTGCCGCTCGAGCGGACCAGCGCCGGCGAATCCTGCCGCGGTATTGGTTGCGAGCAGACCAGCCCCCGCGCCTGCTGCGGTGCGCGCAATCCGTTCCTGTGGGCTGGCGTCTTCAGGAGTGGTCGCGTAGCCGGCTGCACCACCCGCGACCGTGCCACCGAGCCGTGCCGCGAGCAGCGGGTCCACCGCGCCACCCTGACGACCGCTGATGGCGTTGCGGATCTTGTCCAGCGACTCGGGGAACACCACCGTCGCCTGATGCTGGATCGGACTCCCCTCGGCATCAGTCATCGGAATGCGGTTGCCACCCTCGTAGGTGATCCCGTCGAACCCAGCCTGCTGCAACACTCGATTCATGGCGCGCTTGTCATCATGGAGAAACGCAGAACCTAACCAGTCGTACAGGTCGGCTCCCGTTTCAAATCCTGCCCCGGCGTGCGGTCCTGCCGTGGAAGCCATTTCCACGAACTGCTGTCCATTGGAACCACCCAGAGCAGACCCGATTCTTTGGATCTGCTCGTCAGTTACCGGACCTTCCATATCGAGCAACTTCAGGTTCTGCGGCAGGTCCACCGCGCGGACGTTGGCGCCGGCTGTAGCGGGATACGTCTGGAGTCGGGCTATGTCAGCCTCGACGACGGGTAACTCCTTCTGCGCATACGCAACCTGAGCCGTGTCTCCCGACATCGCATGTGTCCCATCGAGCACCGAGCGGAGTTCGTCAGCCGTCTCCTGCAATTCCGTAAGCCGCATCAGTTGTGGGCTCCGTGATTGCGCGTAGCCGGGCTCGCCAATTCTTCCGGTATCCGCGGCTACGGTCCCACCAGCCACACGCGCATCGCTGGTGACGTAGTAGCCCGGTCCGAATAACCCGTTCGGATCGAAGTTGCTCGGTCGGTCGAACGACGCGCCGGTGCCGTGGTACATCCGCGTACTCGCAGGCTCCGCTGGAGCAGCAGTCGGCGGAGTGACTGCGCCAGGCTCAGCCGGCAACGGCTCGCGACCGATCCCGCGGCCCGTCATCGCCACGGCCTGACCTTCCAGCATGGTCCGAGCAGCGCCGGCCACGTCCTGGTCGGTGACTGGAGGAACCGTGACCCCCTTCGCGACGCTCGCCTGACGAAACTGCTCGAGCAATTGCCGTGCGGTATCGGCCATCGGCTGCTGAAGAATCTCCTCGTCGCTCAGCAACTCAGGTCCGCGCAGCATCCCCAGCGCGCCGCCGACGACCGGTGCGTTCGCGATCTGGTTGCGAACTCCCATCAGCGGCGGGTTGGCCTGGTTCTGCTCGATGGCTCGCCCGACGTTGGACACGGCCGCATTCGGGTCGGCGACCGCGGACGAGATGGCGCCGCCGACATTCTGAGCGGCATTCTTGACCGCGCTGTCGACTTGCTGGAGACCACCCGCGAGCACACTCGCACCCTGCTCAACGATGTTGGTGGGAGCCGGCGCTGGCCGCGTCCCCTGCGACAACGGCGAGGTGCCTGGGATGTTCGGGTTGTCGGCCGCGAGACCACCCTGCAGCGGTCCCATCCGCTGCTCCATCTCCGCCGGCGTCATCCATTCCTTGCCGCCACGGAGGTCAGTCCCGCTCGAGCCGACGTGGAATGCACCAGACGATGGGTCGTACGCGTCCGCGGTGAAGTAATGACCAGGGGTCGACAGCGTGACCGGGTTGCCCGACTGCGCTTCTTTTGCGAACGCGGTCCAGTCCGCACCGAGCACGCGATGCGGGATGTTCATCTCGTCGAACAGCTTGCTTTCTGACTGCAAGCCGGCCATGCCCGTGTCCGCGGTCCAGCCGACGTTCTTCGCCAGGTCGACCGCTTCCCTGAGCGTCGGGTTCCGTCCGAACATCTGTGCAAAACGCACTGCCGCGGCGGGTCCGCACGCGGAATAGGCTTCGGCGCTGTTGAGCTCGCGGTCGCCGAACTGGCTGAGCGTTGGCAGCACGGCATTGGCGACGGTGCCACGAGCAGTATCGACTGCGGTCCCGACCGCGCTCGCCGCGCCGCCCAGGATGTTCCGAACGTAGCGCTGCGTCTCCTCGAACGGCGGCACACCCCCGTACTGGTCGACATTGCCGGGGCCCGCGTTGTACGCCGCCAGCGCTTTTGCGTAGTCGCCGCCATACTTCTTGAGGTTCTGCGCGTCGAGCTGCGCCGCGGCGTCCAGCGCGGCATAGGGGTCGGTCGGGTCGATGCCCATGCCCTGCGCGGTCGCGGGCATGAACTGCGCGATCCCGATGGCGCCGGCGCCGGACTTCGCCACAGGATTGAACCCCGACTCCTGGTCGATCTGCTTGAGAAAGATGTCCGGGTCGATGCCAGCCTTGCGCGCGGCCTGGCGCGCGTAGTCACGCAGGTCCCCACCAGGCGCTACGGAGGGTCCGACCTGCGACTGAGCGTTCGCACTCGGTCCCGTGGTCTGTGGTGTCTGTACGGTGGCCTGTGCGCTGGTGGGGACCTGCTGCTGCGGCGGCTCCGGCGCGAGGGTCTGGCCCATGCTCGCGAGCGTGTCCTGTGCGTGCTGCTGGAGCCGGCTGACGATCTCGTTCGGGTCGATCTGGACGTTCTGCAGCGGTGGCTGATTGGCTTGTTGCGCCGCGTCGAACACGCCCTGCGCGTGCTGCTGCAGTCTCTGGATGATCTCGTTCGGGTCGATCTGCGGAGCAGGGACCTCAACCGGGAGCTGCGTGTTCTGGAGCGGCGGCTGGTTGGCTTGCTGGATCGACTGCAGCGCGTCCTGCGCGTGCTGCTTCAGACGATCGGTGACCAGTTGCTGCGCGTCCTCGAGCGGGATGACGCCCGGCATCAACCAGACCTCAACCAGTGGTCGCTATAAGCATGATGCTCCAGGTAGTGTGGTCCCTGGAGCATCATCACCCCGATCGTTGGAGGATCGAGATGCCCGAGGATCTTAGCGCCCTCCAGGCGCAAGTGAAGAAGCTCGAGTCGCGGCTCGCCATCTGCTACGTAGCCCTGATGTTCTGCGGCGCCGCCCTGCTGGGCTTCGTCATTCACGACTTACATCCCTGACGGCGGCAGCGGCTGACCGTTAGGCCCCAGAATGACGGGCGGAGCCGGCGCAGGTACAGGTGGGGGAGCAAGAGGAAGGGCCGGCGCCGCGGATAACGCCGGCGGAATGGGCATTGCTGCTACTGGTGGTGGCGGCGCCGCTGGTAATCCTTGCGGTGGTGCTCCTGACGCGCTCGCCATAGCCGCGTTCGCGAATGCGTTCGGGTCGGACGGCGGCGGAGAGCCTGGTGGCGGAGTGGTCACACCCAGACGGTCGGTGACCTTCTCGAACTGAACCGGGTCGCGCCTCGCCTCGGCCTGCAGCCAGGCGCGGTCCCCGCTCTGGTACTTCGAGCGAACCAGGTCGTCGAGCTGCTGGTTGGACACCTGGGACATGTCCGGGTGGTTGGCGTTGTCGCCGAAGACGCCCTGCGCGATGTTGGGCGCGTCGCGTGAAATCTCCGAAGCGATCTCGTTCTTGAGCTGCAGGATCTCGTTCTGCTTCGGAGACGTGGCCATCACTGACCACCTGGTGCGGCTGCGCCCTGCGGACCGTAGGCTACGCCGCCCGGCGGCATGGTGCCGCCTGGTTGCTGCGCTCCACCAATGACCTGCGGATAGCCGGGCGGGCCGACGCCAGCCCCATTGGGGGCAGCAGCCAACGCCGCTAAGTCTGGAACCCCGCCCGCACCGGGCCCGCCACCCTCGAACACGCCAGGTTGTGGCGTGCCCGACGGTAACGCGGGATTGTTCGCAGGCAGGTTGCCAGCGAGCGCGCGCTGTTCCATCTCCTGCGCTTTTTGGAGCATGTCGCCGCGGCCGGCTTCCATGAACACTTCCGCGTCCAGCCATTTCTGGTACTCGGGTGATGCGCGGATGCGGTCCCTGGCGATGCTGCGTCGGATCTCGTCGGGGTTGTCGCCCAGATAGGTGACCGCCTCATCCTTCCCATAGGTGCCGGCTGCCAACCGCTCGTGGGCGTAGCGAGCCATGATCATCTCGTCGGTCGGGAGCTGGGCCTGGACTTCCCACTTGATGCGCATGGGCCGCTCGAGGTCCGACGGGCCGAAGCCGATGAACTCGGCGACCGCGGTCCCTGAGCCGACGTCGACGCCACCTGAGAAAACCCAGACCTTCTCTTTGGCGCGGTCGCGGATCAGGGTCCATAGCTTTTCGGTCTGGCCTTTGAGCAGACTCTCGATGCCGTGCCTGATGGGACCGACGCGCGTGCGGGAGTAGGACAGCACCTGGCTGATGGCGAAGCCGGCGCCTTCCATGCCACTCAGCGTGGTGACGCGCGGCGACTCAAGGTCGCGAATGGCGCCGTCGATCAGCGCCATGTGTTTTTCCAGCGTGGCCGCGTCGGGATACTGGATGCGCTGCAGTTGCCGACCTGGCGGCAGGTTCAGGATCTCGCCAGGGTGAACCGTGGGGTCGGTCTCTTTGGGTTTGCCGTCGTCACCGATGATGGCCGAGGCCGGCGTATCGCCATAGGTGACCAGGGGGGAGAGAAGGTCCCTGGCCACATATTGCGCGTGCATTGCACGCAGGTATTGACGGTACTGGACGAGCCAGAGCTTGGTGCGACCGATGCCCCAGCCTACTTTGCGGTTGCGCCACCAGTTCATGGTCAAGCCTGGCGCGTAGTCGTAGGGGACGCCGAACGGGTATTTGTGTTTGAACTGCTTGACGATGTACCCGGTGGGGTCGCCCTTCATGTTCTGGCCGCAGATCGCGTATGACACGAAGGTCTCATCCCAGTGCTCGAGGAAGGTGACGGTAGCGAGCATGTTGCGGCTGGCTTCGATGACGTTTTGCGACTGGCCCAGTTCCTCAGGGACGATGTTGCCCTGCGAGTCGTAGCCGAGGCGGTAGCGCCGGAACGCTGAGCGCATCGGCATCTGGGACACTTCCAGGACCTCGGTGAGCTTGCCGCCCGAGCGCTGCGGGTACACAGACCTCGGGTCGACGTAGCTCCAGACGAACGGCGGACCCGCGCGCTTCTTGGCTTCTTCGGTCTGCTTGTCGTAGGCGGTGTAGTCCGCGGTGCTCGACGACGGGTCCTTGCTCGGGTCCTTGAGACCGTAGCGTTCGGACCACAGGTCGCTGGCCCACATAATCTTGGCCCAGCCGCCGCCATCGTTCAGCGTGGCATCGGTGACCTGGGTCATGGTGTCCGAGCCCGGCTCGCGCGTGCCGCATTCCCAGAGCGTTTCCTCAGTGAAGTGCTCGAGTTTGGACGCTACGGTCTGTGCGGTGTCGCCCTCGCCACCGACGATGGACAACTTGGGACGCTCGAGCGTCAGGATGGCGGTCTGCTGGAACGCCTCTTCGGTAATGTCCGGGTCCCGCGGGTCAACGTGGACCAGGATGTAGTCCTTGTCGGCTTCCGACAGCGCTGGCTTTCTCATCTCGCGCTGCTCGCGGACCAGGTCGATGTCAGAATCTTGCTGCAGGTACAGGTCGCCGAGTTCGGTCTGCAGCGAGGTCAGGTACTCAGAATCGGGTGCCTTGAGTTCCTTCTTGGAGCGATCAATCGGCATCGGCAGGACCGCTCAGACAGTCGTGGCCGCGGTACGCCACCAGCTCGTCATGGGTGCGGCAGAGCAGTCGTTGGCACAGTGGGCAGTACGTCTCTGCCTCGGCCGTGCAGTCTTGCTGCTCGCACACGCTGCCCGCGAGTGTAACGCTATCCGTGAAACATGACGTTTCACGAGCCGGCATCTCAACTACCCTGCTGCACGTATCGCTGCCAGACGGTGTACAGAGAACGAGATGGTCTCAGCACGGTTGGGGTTCGGTCGAGATGGTGGCCCGTCACCGTGAGAAAGCGTCGCTGGGTGTACATCTCGACCCAGTCCCTTCTCCGTCTCCCCTCCGGCAGCGTGCCTCTGAGAAAAATGCGATAGCCGTCGCCACCTGGAGACAGTTCGGTGTAGCTGTCGAGCTGGTCGATGATCCACGCCGCGTCGCGTTTGTGCTCGGCGACGTGGTCCAGATCGACCCCGACGATGCCCCAGCGGATATCGAGCGCGAAGCTCACGCCATCGTAGGGACGGCCGCCACCCGTCGGACGGTGCTGCGAGCGGTACGCCTCCAGGCAGTCAGAGTAGGGAAGCCAGGTGTTGCTGTCGCTGGGCTCGGATCGCTCGCCTGTAACGGGGTTGTACGGTGGCTTGCTCCAGCGATCGTGGTCGTTCTGGTAGCGCCAGCAGGCCCAGGCGTCATGGTGGCGCAACTCGAGCGGGATCTGCTGCGACTGGACCTTGAGCGCACCATCGGCCGGTGGTGCCTTTTGCGGCGCGCGTGTCGAGTCGACCTGAGCCTGCAGCCACCGCGGGAGTGCAGGCTTAGTCATGCCGTGCCTCGCCTAGCCAGACCCCGCCCCGCCAGACCATGCCCGGCCCTACCGCGCATCGCCCCGCCGTACCGTGACCAACCTAGCCTTGTCATGCCCGTCCAGACCTGACCTGACCTAGCCTAGCCGCGCCGAGCCCTGCTCGACCTTGCCATGCCGCGCCCCACCGCGCATCGCCGAGCATCACCGCACCCCGCCCTGCCAGACCAAACCTCGCCCTGCCACATCAAGTCTTAGAGTTTCCCGTCAGCGCGAAGCACGGACTCGATGCGCTGAATCCGTTGCTCGTGCGCCATCGTGATGCTGGCCAACGCCATGTTGATCCGGTTCTGACGATCGAAGAACTCGAGTTCCGCTGGCTGCAGGTTGGCCAGATCGGTCGATCTGGCCACTTCAAGCATCCGTGTCATCTGTCGGCGTGCTCGGTGCTTGTGGTCGTCCGCCACGTGAATATGCTCGTTGGCGTCGATCACCCGATAGCCTATCTTCGGAACCGCGACCAGCCAACGGAGGCGTAGGTTTCCCAACTCACGCCTGGCCCGGTAGATCGGACTGCGGTGTAACTCGAACCGCCGACCCAGCACCGTCGTCAACTCTTCGTACGTGACGACCCTTCCATAGTCCGCATCATCGAGCAGTTCGTCATAAATCTTGCGCCACTCCGGCTTATCGTCGAGCGGCTGGAACGCTTTGGCCACGTCCATTGCTCCCATGCAAGACTTCTGCACGTGTCGCGTTGGCAACGACCACCGCGGCGAAGCGTCCATACCCAATCGCGCGCGCGTCACCCAATCCGATACGCCCCGCGCGCTCCGCCACATTGGTCAACTCGTCGAGGTTCCAGATTGCTTCGTCCATCTCAGCATCGAACTCGAGTCGCCAGCGCCGGAAGATCGGGCGCATTCGCATGACGCGCTGTCGCATCACCACCACCGGCAGGCGCGAGCGGAACTCAGGTCGCGCATACAACTCGTCGAGCGCCCGCGGACCGTCGTACTCCAGTGGAATGCGGTCAGTGCCGATGGCGATGCCCTGGCGTACCGCCTTGCCCTTCTTGATGGCCGTGCCGGCGTCCACGAGGCATCGGATGACGCTCGCGGCAGGCATGTAGATACCGATGTCCTGGGCGTGGTAGAGACCACCGAACCACTCGAGCCGGTCGCGTTCCGCCTCGTCGGCCTCCGTTTTCTTCCGTTTCGCGTTGATGACCGCGATCTCGCGGGAAATGTCGTCCGTTTTATCGATGAGTCGTGGATTGTGCTGCAGTAAGCCGGTTGTGCCGTCAAAGGCAAAAGCTAATTGCACAGTTCTGACTCTCCTTTCCCAAAGTGTTGTGATCTCCTCGCCTTGCCGGACCGTGCCAGGCCAGACCGTGCCAAGACCCGCCAGAACTCACCTCGCCTAGCCATGCCAGACCCCGCCGAGCCGGACCGAGCAATGCCGTGCCAGGCCCTGACCAGCCGGGCTAGACCCCGCCCAACCGCGCCATGCCACGCCGTTCCTCAGCTCGCCTGACCTGGCCCCGCCAAACCGTGCAACGACCCGCCTTGTCCACTTCACGTCATCGCCGGCTTCCTGCCGCGGCGAACCCGTACCGCGACCGCGCCGGCACCGGGGCCTGCTCGCGTTCAGCCCCCAGATAGGCCAATCCAAGGGCGATTACACAATCGTCATGCTGTCCGAACGGAGCCGAATATCTGATCATCCCGCTTGGCAGGACGCTTGCTTCATAGCCCAGCAGCTCCGCTTGCTGGACGGCGTGGTCCAGCAGCGTGAGCGCACCCTGCTCGATCGCCAGCCCGAGCGCCTGCACCAGCGCGGCCTTGCTGGCATTCGTCGCTTCCCATGCCCACACGGGCAGCGCCGCGCGTGCTCGGCCGAGAAGCCTGGCATAGCCCGTCTGGAGACGTTCGGTGAGCGGACCGCCCATGCTGTTGTGCTCCGCAACCACCAGGACGGGGTGGTACAGGTCGCACCATTTGTGCAACCGTTCGGTCTGGAGCTCGTAGTCGATCTCTGAGAACCTGTCCAGCGCGACCTGCTCCATCAGCGTCGCGTCGATTACGCAGATAGCCGTGAAGTCGTTGGTCCTGCCCCAGTCCACACCGATGACGTACTGGTGACCACGCTGAGGACCGCGCTGCTCGAGCCGAGACACCGCGTCGACGCCCCTGAACACCCCGCCTCCCTCTAGTTGGAGGAACATCGCGTTATATTCCTGCGACCAGGCTCGCTCCGGTAGTTCTGCTTTCGCGGCCTCAAGTTCGTCAGTTGCAATGAATGGATTGACGCTGGTCGGCATCTGCCACGATGCCCAATCGGACTGGAGTGGGTCCTGTCCGTACTGGTACAGGACGTGGAAATCGTTTAGGCCACGCGGAGTGGAAAGAAACCACGCATCGCCGCGGAGGTCCGAAAGTGTTGGCCTTAGCGCGAGCTGCCAGACATCCATCAGGTCTCGGATCAGCGCGGCCTCGTCGATGACGACGCGAGCGTACTTGCGCCCACGAGCCGGGTTGGCATCATCCGCACTCCAGCATTCGATAACCCCGTGGGTGCGCAGTTCCAACCGG